TTCTATTTTATTCTATTTTATTCTATTTTATTATATTTTATTATATTTTATTATATTTTATTATATTTTATTATATTTTATTATATTTTTATTATATTTTATTATATTTTATTATATTTTATTATATATATAAAATGAAAAAAAAGGGTATTATTTTTAATTCATCAAAAACAGTAAGAGGACTTTTAATAATTTTTTTAATATTAGTGATATTAATTTCCGCTTTTATGGGATTTAAACGCTTTAGAAAAGAAGGGTTTGATAATAATAATAGTTTCATTTTGGTACATATGAAAGAATGCGGCCATTGTAAAGACTTAATGCCTATTTGGAAAGACGCAGCACAAACCAATACAACTTCATTTACAATGCGTGAAGTTGAAATGAGCGAGCCAGAAGGAGTAAAATTATGCGAAGAAAATAATATAAAGAGTTTTCCAACAATGATTTTAATAAAAGATAATACAACGACAATGTATGATGGCAATAGAACAAAAGAAGGATTATTAAGTTTCTTAAACTCTAATAGTTAAATTATTCTATTATTCTAATATTGCTGATATTTTTTCTAATATTTCATTTGATATAGTTTTTGGATATTCAACATTAAAAATAATTATTAAGTCGCCTGTTACATTATCTCTCGTCATTCCTAAATTATTTATTATTTTACGAAATTCGGGAGGTATAATATTTCCTAGTTTATTATTTATAATAAACTCACGCCCATCTATATATTTAACTGTAAAGTTAAATCCGCAAAGCGATTCTTTTAATGATATAGTTTTTTTATATATTAAATCTATACCATTTCTTTCAAACTCAGTGTCATTATTAATATTAATTCTAACCTCTATGTCTCCTTTATTTGAATTACTTAATTTATTTCCTTTATCTTTTATTGTAATTATTTCATTATTATCAATGCCTTTAGGTATATCTACATAAATTGTTTCTTCTTGAATATACTCTATATTATTTTCATAATTCCATCTTTCTATTGTTATTGGTATTTTTGAGCCTTTATATGCATCTAACAAAGAAATATTAATTTTATGACTTATAGTTTTTGGTTTAGAATTAAACTCAAAATTATTAATTCCTTTTGAAAACTTATTATTATTAAGATTATTATTATTAAGATTAAAAGCCATAGAAGCCATTGCACTCATGGCACCCATCGCACTCATTGATGATTTCATTGAAGGTAACCGATGTTTATGAATCGGCATTTCTTCCATACTAGAAAAATATAAATTGTTTATTATATTATTCAAATCATTTGGGTTAAGCATCATATTCATAAATATATCTTCAACAGGTGAACTACAGTTAGAGTAAGCAATTGAAGCATCATATTTTGATTTTTCACTTGGGTCACTTAATATATTATAAGCAGCCGTTATTTTTTTATATTTTTCTAACTTTTCAGCATCATTTTTATTTCTATCAGGATGTAATTCTAATGATAATTTTCTATATACACGTTTTATTTCATCAGGCGAAGCATTGTTATTTATTCCTAAAAGCGAATAATACGTTTCAGCAGAATTAAAAGAGTTCATTATATTATTAATAATATAATAGTATATAATAGTATATAATACTATATTATTTATAGATAAACTTAAATAAATATTTATAAATACTATTAATAATAATGTTAATGGAACAACCATTTATATATAAATATAGACCTAAAACATTAGAAGAATTTGAAATGAATCCTCAATTTATTGAATTATTAAATACATTAATCACTTCTGATTTATTAAATATATTATTAATTGGAAATCAAGGTTCAGGCAAAACAACTTTAATTAATTGTATTATTAAAAAATATTATGGAGAGAACTATGATAGTAATAATATATTAATAATAAATTCATTAAAAGACCAAGGTATTACATATTATAAAACAGAAGTTAAAACATTTTGTCAAACAATGACTACAACTCCTAATAAAAAAAAAATAATTATATTAGATGACATAGATAACATTAATGAACAAGGACAACAAGTATTTAAAAATTGTATAGAAAAATATAGTAAAAATGTTAATTTTATTGCTTCTTGTTGTAATATACAAAAAGTAATAGAAACATATCAATCAAAACAAATTATTATAAAAATAAAACCATTAGAACAATACTATTTAAAAAAATTTATTGATAAAGTATGCATTCATGAAAATATTACTTTAGAACCTAAAGCACGAGAGTTTTTATTATTATTATGTAATAATTCAATACAAACATCTATAAGTTATTTAGAAAAATTTAAATTATTAAATGAAACCATTACTTATAATATTGCTGTTAATACTTGTACTAATATATCATTTAACGAATTTACCAACTATATTAATTTATGTAAATCTGGAAAGTTGGCCGAATCAATTGAACTTTTATCTACTATTTATAATAATGGATTTTCTGTTGTAGATATCTTAGATAATTTATATTTTTTTATTAAAATAACTGATATTTTAGTAGAAAAAGAGAAATATGAAATTATAAAACTTATATGTAAATATATTATTATTTTTTATAATATTCATGAAGAAGAAATAGAATTAGTTATGTTCTCAAATAATTTAATTAAATTATTTGAATCTAATGAATCTAATGAATCTATAGAGTTGGTAAAATAGTCCAGTCATCAGTCTTTGATAGTTTAGATTCTAATAGTTTAATGTACGAATCTTTCTTTTTTAAAGTTTCTTGTAATATTTTAATAGTTGCATCTTGTTGGCTTAGTATTATTGCAATTTCTTCTGGTTTTAAAATTTCTTGCTTACCATTAACTTCATGACAAAATTGTCCTTGTTTTGCAATTTCATTTCTACTGGCCGTTAATGTTTTAATTTGCTCTAATACATCTGGTTTCATTGATGGGTCACCTTGTTTATAATTTATTAAAGCTTCTTCTATTTCATTCACAAAAAAGTTAAATAGTTTTTTTTCTTTAATAAAGTCTTCTACTTTTTTATCAGATTCTTTTGTGTATTTAGGATTAATATTATTTAATAATGTTTTTTTATCAAATGTATTATGTGTGTGTGAAAATACCAAGATTGTTTTTTTTGGTTCTAACTGAACAAATGGAACCGTATAATCTTTTAAAAAAGCACGTTCTTCTGCCAATGACGCATTGTCATCATACTTATGGTCTTTTAATAATTCTCTCTTAAAGGCAAAAGTACCCGCTGTCGCATGTTTTGGACCATATGGACCAAACTGATACATTTTTTCAATATGTTTAAAGTAAATATATATTTCACTTGCACCAGCACATAATGCTTTTGGATGTGTCATTAACATTGTTACGGCATGACTAACGCGTTCCGGAGGATAATAATCATCATCATCCATGTAAATTATTATTTCGCCTTTTGTTTTTGAATGCATTAAATTGCGTTTTTTCCCTAAGGGCATTTTAGTATCATATTTAAAATATTTTACATTTGGAATTGAGCAAACTAAATCTTCTATTTTATCTGTTCCGTCATCAATTATAATCCATTCCATTTTATTTTTTGGATACGTTTGGTGATTAAAACACTCAATCATTGCCGGAATAAATGGCCGCCGATTGAATGTTGGAGTACATATACTTACAAATGGTTGATTTTGTTTTCCCATATAATATTAATATATATAAATTACTTTTATATTAATTGCTAATAACAAATTATCAACTAAACTTTTTTACAGGTTGTCTGGGCAAACTTAATATTTTTTATGATTCTATAAAGTGCTTGAATAATTTTAATTATAACTATTATAGTTAATACTAATGTTGGTATTATTTTAACAGGTAATTCATAGTTTGGCGGTAATTGTATTGTATATAATAATAATAAATATGAAAATACAAACATAAATGCGATTATTGTTTTATTTTCCAATAATATTCTAGATAGTCTTTTCTTATTTTTCTTTTCAAATAATGGTTGGACCCATAACTTATATGTAATTTGAATCATTATTATAAACGCAATAATACTATTTGTTATAAATATAAATGGAGTCATCATTAATATAAAAAATTGTAATGTTCTTTTATACTTTGTTTTAATATGAGTCTCTGGAGATTTTTTGATTTCAAAAAATAAAAGAATATGATTAATAAATAATGTAATATTAAGATATAAATCCCAATAGATTAAATAAAAAACTGATATAAATAGTCCAAAAACCATATAAATTCCATTATAAAACTCATTTCTAACTATACAATCTATTTCTATTTTTTCTGGCTCTTCTCTATATACTTGATTTTTTTCTAATTTATCAAAAATTTTTGGAGTATCAGTTATACCATTAAGAAACTCTGTTTCATCCTTAGAGCAATAACAAAAAGCTGGTAACAAATTATTAAATGATTTTATTGTATTTTTAATTTTATTATTTATTGCTATTTGACTACGTCCCATACAAGCTATACGTAATCGTATATAATCACCAAAAAAATCCTCAGGCCCTAAAAATCCAAATGGAAATTGATGTTTTTGATCTGTACAATTAACAGACTCGCAAGTTGTAATATCAACGGGATTGAAATCATCTTTTCTACATTCTGATGTAGAATCCGCTCCTGTATCTTCTATGTTCCCAGCCTCTTCTATATCTTCTAGGTTTTCTTCTTTTTTTTTTGAGGGTTCTAATAGGTTATAAAGTTCCTCAATACTTTTTTTAGTTTTTGTAAAAGGTTTAATTCCTTCTAATACTTTTTTAGATAAATTATTTATATTTGAAATTATTTTAGTACCGGTACTATCCTTTTTTTCTCCTCCTCCCATTAGTGGTACTAGTGGTACTGCAGCCATTGCTGGTCCTAGTGCTCCTGCTGCTCCTCCTGCTACTACTGTAACTTTTTTTAGTGGTGTTTTTAGTGGTGTTTTTGGTGCTCCTCCTAGTGGTTCTTTTTTTAGTATTCCTTTTATTGGTTCTTTTGGTGGTTCTTTTGGTGGTTCTTTTGGTGGTTCTTTTGGTGTTCCTCCTGGTGGTCCATCACAAGGAACTTTTCCATCTCCATCTCCACAAGTAAAACCTGCTGATGTAGCTGATGTACCAATTGCCGCGTTTTTTTTAAAATCATAAGGACAGGTTAATAATTGATTATTTGTTACAGCATTATATATTCCTTTTGCGTATGGATATTTTTTTCTGTCTGATGGAAATTTCTCATCTAAATAGTCATTAAATTCTTTAACCATGTTTTTTTTTATTTTACTATTAGCAAATGTAAATTTTTTATAATATATTCGGTCAAACAAATATGTAAAAAAAAAGATAATATTTGCATTTATAAATATAAAACAACAAATTTTTACAAAAAGAAACAAAGCATATATGGCAACTCTTTTAAAAGTATTAAGCTTATCTTTAAGAACATCAGCTTCAACTGGTTCTTCTTGTGTATTTTTTTTTGCAGAATCAGAATCTTCTTTATTATTTAAATTATTAGAATCATTTGAACTACTTGCATTATCGTTACTCATATATATTTATTAATATATTTATACAAAATATATTAATAAATATATTTAATTAGAATGTTGAAATTTCAAAGATGCTAAACCATTATTTATAGTTAATAAATTATACTGTTCCTCAAATAATTTTAATGTAAACATATAATCATAAATTAACCAATTTGGTTTATTAAATCCCAAAAATTCATTATCAAGACATAAAGGTAAAATTGCTACTTTTGTTATATCATTTATTTTTTCTAATTCTATAAGTTGATATTCAAAATCAATATTATTATAGTTTATCAAATTTGCATATCCACATGGCTCTATTATAAATGGATTAGAACTTAAACTAAAACTATAATTATAAACTCCATTTGTTGATGAGCCAACACTTCTCAAAAACGGCTCAACATAATTATAATATTCAGCATTTAATGTATTTTCTTTGTTTTTTCCATCTAATTTTAAAGACCAATTCACTAATATATTTTTTGTTTGTTTTCTATTTGGTCCAGTTATATATGGATTGCATCCACTAGATTTAAATGAAAATGGAAAATATGGTGGATATTTTTTAATTGATTCATTTATAGTAACAACTCCAGTTTCTATTTTACTATAATAAATTGTATTTGTATTAAAACTCTCGCTTAAATATGTGTTTGGAGTTATAGTTTCTTTTAAATAAAGCATTTGCTTAAAATGTAAAGGTTTAGTATTTGAGGTACTAAGTTCAAATAATTCTGGAAATTGTGAGAACTTCGGATTTGGATTAGTTGTTGTATATGTTATTTCAGACACTATTGGAGAGATATTAGTAATATTACTTGGATACCACGTATTATTTAATTTTTTATAATATAAAGGCTGTAATGTATATGGTTTTTCATTATAAGCCCAATTTGTATAATTATTCCATTCATTTCTTAAAACAACATCCGTTCTTTGTAAATACCACATAAAATTAACGGCAATTGAATTACTTTTAAAACGGCTTTGTGTAAACTCTTTATGATTTTCAAATTCAAAAAAATGCTCTAATATCTGTTTTATTAAATAAGATTGTGGTTTTTTCTTAAATACTTCTTGTTCTTGCTCGTCTAAATATACATATGTACTTATTAATCTAGGATTACAATTCCATACACTAGTTTCTCTCAATAATGCAGCTATTTCTGCTGAACTATTCGTTTTTAAAGCCGCTTGTTGAATAAATTGTTGATTTTGTGAAGCAAATTGAGTTGTAAACATATATAATTGATAGAGCGGATCTGTTGTATTAATTGTGCTTATATATTGTGGTGGCACATAAGGTTTAAATATGTCAAACTGTGAAAACCCAGTATTACTTGAACTAGACACATTATAATAGTTACTTTGATAATGTTGATAAACAGATATACCAGAATCATTATTAGTAAGATTATTAACTGCTATATTATGATGATAATAAGTATTAATATAATACCGAACATCACGAATTCTAAATAATTCTCTTATTGGTCGGCATTCTATTTTTATTTTAAATGAATTTTCTGTTAATGATAATAATGGAAAAGCATGACTAGATGAAAACATATACCATAAATTTAATGGAATCGTTAATAATTTTTGATTAATTGAAGGGGATAAATTAGTTATAATATTTAATTCTTTATCAATGACTGATTGTTTATTACTATATATTTTATATAATAATTGGCCGGTTTCACTTTTATAAGGCAAAGGCGCCGCATATAAACAGTTTGGATATAATCCATTTCTATTCTCAAATAATTCTGGATTATTCATTTCAACTACATTTCCAGTCATTTTATTAAATAATTCTTTTTTTTCATTTGTAAAATCTCTTTTAACCATATTTGTTAAATAATCTCCTGAAAACTCTTGAATAATTATATCACCTAATGATACTGTTATTTTTTTAATTAATTGTGACCCTAAATCTTCAATCCATTTAAACTCAAATGGCTGTGCATGTGGAATATGCGCACCAGTCAATTGTCTAATTTTTTGGGTTTCGCTATTATTTGTATCTCCAATAACATATAAGCCTTCTTCTATTGTTGAACTATATGGAGTAGTATTTGGTCTGTCATATATATCACTTGGTTCAACCCAGACAGGACTCCAAATATAAGGCATTTGAATTGTAAAAAATGTATCCGCAATTAAATCGCCTACACGAGGAATTGTAAAAATAAATGTTGTGCTTTCATTTTCTTTTAATTTTGGGGTTGTAATATTACAATTAATAATATGCTTTTGTAACCCAAAATTTGTATATTTTTTATAAGTTGCCAAAAATAAACTTTTTTGTGGATTTCCATTAATTATTATATTTAAATTACCATAGGATACTATGTTTAATAATCCTCCACCCATTTAATATATAATATATAGTAAATTATATATTTATTATTTATTATTATTTATTTATTATTTATTTATAAATAAAATTATAATGAACGTACAAATTGTAAATTGGCAACTCCATTTGTAATTTTTAAAATATTATATCTTTCTTCCATAAGATGTAAATTATAATGCCAAACATATTTTGCAGTATCTTTCAAATTAACTGTCGTTTGCTCCTCATTATTAGTTGCCGAACATGTAACATTAGAGTTAATTGAATTTGATAAATAACTTCCAATAACAGAGGCATATAAAAATGGGTCACTTATATTACTAATATAATTTGTGGCATTTCTAATTGAAATCTTTAATAATGGATCTATTAATTTATAAGACATGTATATATTGTTTATTTTAGACATATTTATTGCACCACACGGTTGATAAATAAGCGGGTCAGTATTCAAACAAAAATTATAATAAAATACATTTTCTAATCCACTTCCTTGACTTCTAGAGTATATATCTATATAAGAAACAAATTCTTTTTCTAGTGTTATTTCTCTAATTGAATTATTAAAATAAAGTCCCCATTCTAATAATATATCTTTATTTTCTCTTGCTGTAAACTTTTTTTGCCATACGATAGAATCCAGTTTATTTGTTATATTTATATTTTCACTATTAAAACTAACTAAATCAGTTAGTCCATACATAGTCATTATTTCTAAATTAGAATTATTATAATTGTAATTTGAATAATTAGACCATTCATTTCTATATTTAACATCTGACCGTTGAAAAAACCACATCCATGAAACAACCAATCCAGTCGTCTTAATCTCTGTAAAATGACTTCCACCAATTAAGTCGCTAATTTTTTGTTCATAAACCTCTCTTATTAAATAAGAATGAGTATTTTGAGAAAAAAATAATTGTTCTTCATTTGTTAAAAATGTATAACAACCAATTAAATGAACATCAGCAAACCAAGGACTAGGTACATCTTTATAATAATTTTCTAGTAACTTATTACTATTTAATGGATATACTAAAGCACCCGTTTCTGATAATGAAGCCCCTAATAAATCAGTTTGAGCATTTATTATATTTTTTCTTGGCGGTTCTTTAAGAAATAGTTTCAAATTATAAACTTCATTATTGCAATTTGGTGCGCTATATGTATTATGCACTATGCCAACTAAATTATTTAACTCATTATAAGTTGTTGAATTATTTGAATTAGTTAAATTCGTTGAAATATCAAAACTATCTAATGAATTATTAATATTAATACTTACTTCATTTATTACATTTTTAACTACCCACCATTCATTAACTGGCTTTAATTCAATTTCTATTCTTAATTCGCTATATTGCATTGCTACTAAAGGAATAGGTGTTTTATTATTTAATGTACACCATAAATTAATTGGAATTAATAATTGTCTTGCTCGGATTGATGGTTCTATTCCATAAGACATAGTATTAAGAGAACCAAAATAAGCCGCGTTTGGATAATTTCCATTTCTATTTGAATAATGGGCTGGATTATTTAATTCTGGCACATTACCAATCATTTTATTAAATATTTTTTTTTGATTGTCTGTAAAATCCCGCCAAACCATATTTAATAAATATTGACCACTAAACTCTTGAATAATAGAATTATTAGAAAATACTTTAATAGAGTTTATAACTTGAACTCCAATATTTTCAATCCATTTAAACTCTAATGGATATACTCTATTTATAAGCTTCATATTCATATTAGAGTTGGTTTGTAAAAACTCCAAAGTAGAATCAGACACTTCGCTTGGGCTATTACACGAACAATCACATAATCCACAAGTTGTTATTGATTGATTATTATTAAAAGAATAACTATTATTATTATTTATAGTTAAATAATCCAAATTAGTTTTAATATTTGTTCGGCAAGCAGAACAAAATACAACAGGCGTCCCACCAAATGCAATCAGCGGACTCCAAATATTAGGCAATGTAAATGAAAAAAAAACTTCTTGTAATAAATCCCCATATCTCGGTATTTTAAAATTATACAAAGTTGGAGTATTATAGTTTAAACGAGTATTCCCTTCAAAATCTATTCGGAACTTTTGTTTTCCAAAATTAGTATGCGAAGCAATTGTTTTTTTAAAAAACGTTTTACTTGGATTTCCAATCAAGAGAATATTATTATTAGTATCACTTTCAGATAAAACATTTAAAAATCCGGCACCCATTTATAATGCAAAGGTATATATATATCTATATATTAGATATATCTATATGTTTACTTAAATTGTTTAAATTGTTTAAATTGTTTAAATTGTTTAAATTTAATTTGGAAATAAATAATCAACAATGCCATTAGAAAATTGTAAAATATTATATCTTTCTTCCATAATATGTAAATTATAATTATAGTCCAACTCTTCATATTTTGAAGAGTCAATACAATATTTTATCTGATTATTTGTTTGATTATTATTTTCCTCAAATATTTTATTAACAGAAGTAAGATCATTCTCATTAAACTGTTCTCTATATGGATCAATTGTAGTAAATTCAAATGTAATATTGTTAAATTTCATCATATTCATTGCACCAGATGGATTTAATGAACTATTTTTTTCAATATTAAAATTATAAGAATATATACCATCATCAGGATCTCCTTCCACTCTTAAATAGTTTTCTATTGAATTATTTATGCCATATGGTAAAATATCTTCACGCACAAATTCATTACAATACAATCCCCAATTTACCATTATATTTTTTTCATTTCCGGGATGAGTAGGCCCACTAATATATTGGACGCACGGATTTAAATTATTTATCAAATATTTTTTATGTTGTGGAGTAATGTATGGAATATTTACATTTGACAAACTATTATACAAATCTAAAGATAATATACAAGGATAAGGCATTTTATTATTATATAACCAATTTGAATAATTAGACCATTCATTTCGTAAAGCAACATCTGACCTCTGAAAAAACCACATCCATGATACAGTCATTCCATATGACTGAATATCTTCTTTACGGACCCCTTGTACATTATAGATTGTTCGTTCAAACACTTTTTTAACTAAATATTGTTGAGTTTGCTCGCTAATATATCTTCTCTCATCTTCCGATAAAAAAGCAACCGTTGAATATAAACTAATATTGTCAAATCCAAAATTAGGAAGTTTTGAATAATATTTAATACTTATATCTTTAAATACTTTTTGTATATTTTCAGAGGTCGTTAAATTAGATAGAGTGTTATAACTTATATCTCCAAGACAAAATGAATTTGCTGGAGGAGGTTTTAAAAAGAATAATATATTGTATCTTTCATCGCTTAAATCTGGTTGTATAAATGGAGGATTATAATAATTAAATGTATCAGTGATTACTTTAGGAAGTTGTGTAGTAGGACATAATTTTTCAACCCATGATTCAAAATAATTTAAATCTCTAACTTTAAACAATTCACATAAAGGTCTACATTCTACATGTATTTCCAATTTTGAATATTGTAATAATAATAATGGAAAACTTTGATAACTTGAAAATGTTTCCCATAAATATAATGGAACAAATATGCGTTTTCCACGAATGGATGGTTCTAACCCATTAGGATAATTAGATTCATTTAAACCACCCCAAGATACTGATGGATAATTTCCATTATTATTATTAAAAGCTTCTGGCTCATTAAACTCTTTTGTATTACCAATCATACTATTAAATAATTCTATTTTGGCACTGGTCAAGTCACGTTTAGATTTAGAATATAAATAGTGACCAGAATATTCTTGTATTGGTCTTCCATCAATTAAATATGTAACTTTTTTGATAAATTGAACTCCAATATTCTCAATCCATCTAAACTCATAAGGTTGGCAATATATTAATCCAGAGATATCTGGGCTCGGAACATACTGCCCATTGCTTGACAATGTATGGGCAAGTGGTATAGTATAAATTGGACTATATATATCAGGTAAACTAAATGAAAAAAATGTATCCATTAATAAATCTCCAATATTAGAAATTGTAAATTTAAATAATGAATCTGTAAATAAAGATAAAGAATTTTCAAAACTAGACTCAATTTGAAACCTTTGTAGTTCAAAAATTGTATGTTTTGCATAACTAGTTTTAAAAAATGTTTTTTTTGGATTTCCATTTAATATAATATTTAATTCACCGCTTGCGATTAGATTTAATAAACCTCCACCCATAATTATATATAATTTATATATAATTATAATTATAATTTTATATATATATATAAATTATAATTATAATTATAATTATAAATTCTATATATAATTATATATAATTATATATATTAGTAAATGGATGCAGCAGTAACTAAATTTACAACTTTTATTAAAAATCCAGATATTCAAGTTGAATTATATGCTCTTCTAATAATATTTATTATAGTATTTTGCGTATTTTTATATATTAGATATAAGGTTTCACTGAATAAAAGAAATTGTAACGTTTTGAAAAAAGTTTATAAAAATAAAGCAGCAATTTATAATATGGATTCTAATTCTACTTATTTATTAAGAGATTATTATATTAAAACCGCATACAATTGTTGTGCTGGCGGAAGTATAAAAGTAGATTATGTTGGATTATGTGCTTTAAAGACTTGTATAGAACAAGGCGTTCGTTGTCTTGATTTTCAAATATATTCAATCAATAATACTCCTGCGGTTGCTGTATCATCTGTGAATGAGTTTAATGTAAAAGAGTCTTTTAATAGTATACCAACAAATGATGTATTTTCTACAATAATGAATATGGCGTTTTCAGGCACAAATTGTCCAAATCCAAATGACCCTCTTATTTTACATTTCAGAATATTAAGCACAAATGTTAAAATATATGATATATTAGCAAAACAAATAAATGAAATATTAAACTCAAGAATATTAGGAGTAGACTATAGTTTTGAGTTTGGAGGACAAAATTTAGGGTCTCTCCCTATAAAAACTTTTTTAGGAAAAATTATAATTATAGCAGACGCAAGTAATCCATTATATCAAAAAACAAGATTAGATGAATATATTAATATTGCAAGTAGTGCTCCATTTATGAGAAAATTAAGATATAATGATGTTAAATTTCTTCAAGATGCAAAGTTGGCCAGTTATAATAAACAAAATATGAGTATTATCTTACCAGACCTTGTGCCTAATTATTCAAATCCAAACTTTAATGAAGCAAGAGAATATGGTTGTCAAATGGTTGCAATGTCTTTTCAAAAAACAGATAGTAATTTAGCATATTATAATGATTTTTTTGAAAAACGCAAATCTGCATTTGTATTAAAACCACCAGCACTTAGATATACGCCAAAAACCATCACAATACCAACTCCATTATCTGAAGAATATCAATGTGGTAAGCGAACAATTAGTACCCAATATATTGATTTTGAAATATAATTATTATCTATATATTAATATAATGAAAACAAAAAAAAATAAATTTAAATATTCTTCAAAATCTGAATCTAAACTAAAATCTATTAAAAAAAATATCTTATTAGAAAAAGAAGTATTACTTCTACGAAACGCAGTTGAAATAGCAGAAAAAAAAAAAAAAATTAAAATGAGTTATCCAATAATG